GGCCAGCCGATGGTCGGGAACCGTGGCCGGCGGCGGGCGCGACGGCGAGGCGCAGCGGCTGCGGCGATCCATTGAGGGGATCGTGCGGGCGCAGACGGCGCACACGGTCAACCGAACACGGCTAAGGCTGGCCGACGTGTATCGACCGGGAGCGGGCGGGACCACCACGCCGCCCACGTCGGGAAACGTACCGCCGGCGGTAACCGTTGCCACGCCGCCGGTGGTGCTTGACCGGGCGATACACGTTTCGGTGCTCGACGGGCGAACGTCGCGGATCTGCTTGGCGCGGGCGGGCCGGGTCTACGTCCTGCCGATGAAGCTGATCGACGTACCGCCTTTGCACCCGAGTTGTAGGAGTCGTGTCTGGGCGCTTAAGCAAGGCCAGGCCCCGCCCAACATCCCCACCGGCGCGGAGTGGCTGCGCCGCCAGTCGCCGGCCCGGCAGGATGAGATTCTCGGTCCGACCGTGGGCGAATTATTCCGCAGCGGAGATATCGAATTGCCCGACCTGATCGGACCCGACCTGAAGCCCCTGACCCTTGACGAATTGCGGAGGCGACGACGTGATCAGCAATAAACAACGTGACGACGCGACGCCCGAACAGATCGCGGCCCGCTACGGCGTGAGTGATGAAACCGTGCGGCGGATGCTGCGTGAGAAAAAGATACCCGGCGTGAAGCTCGGCGCGGTCTGGCGGTGCAATCCGGTGCAGGTGCATGAGGCGCTGGTAATGTCGAACGTGACGCCGAAAAAGCGTTGACGGATTTGCGGTGTTCTGGTAAAATGATCGCGTCAAACACCGGTTCCCCCTAAGAACCTAATACGCTACCGCCCCCACGTTCACCTCTCCCGGTGTTTGACAACGTGTGGGCGGTAGCAATGGAGTCAACCCATTATGAAAGTCAGGGCGACAATGAGACTGCGCAACGAAGTCATGCTTCGGGCGCGGGAAAAGAAGGGCCTCACCCAAAAGCAATTAGCTTCGATTGTTGATTCAAACGTAGGTACGATTGGCGAAATTGAGAGATTTGATTACACATATCCCCACACATTGGAGGTGGCCGCCCGCGTGGCCGGTGCTTTAGAAATAGAATTAAATCAAGTTGTGGACGAGTCTTTGCTTGGCGAAGCATTGCAGTCATCGTTCGACAGGATCGTAGATATTGAGCTGGCGATGATTGGCTCCGACACCACGAGCCAAAAGACAATCGAATTGAATCCCTTAGACTTGTTGAGTGACAAAGAAACATCAGATCGTTTGTTTGGATCTTTAAGCGACTTAACTTCTACGGAAAGGGAAGTCATTAAGATGAGGACTGGCATAGGGGATGCCGGCAGGATTCCCTATACTTACGAAGAATGCGGGAGAATCTTCAAGGTGACAAGAGAAAGGGTGAGGCAGGTAGAAGCTGAGGGCATGAGAAAGTTAAGAAATTCCGATGTTTTAAGGGGACTCGATGGAGATTGCCCCGAGCCCCCGCGGAAAAGGCAACGCGTTATAGACGTATCTCACCTTACCTCTGAGCGGAAAAAGGCGAAAACGCCCGCCCTCCGCTAAGGCTTATGGCTCGACGAATCTCGCAAGCCCACGATTAAACCCGTGGGCTTTTTAATGCGCCTAGCGGCCACCCTACGCGCCCACACGCACGATAACCACGGTAAGGCTATAGCGTTACCCGCTTTTATCCCGTATTGATAGGGTAGTGAATCTTCCCGAGAACATTGCGGTTTACCTGCCCGGCGAGTTATCGCTCTCCGGCGACCAGTACACGCGCGATAGCGACGTGCCGCGCCAGCTCTACGATAAGGACCTGCTCCGCATCGGCGAGTTCCGGGCCGAGGACGGCACCACCTACACCATCGACGACCAGTCCCTTTCCGCGATTGCGAATTCGACCAACGCCTACATCGCGGCCGGGCACGAGTCTTACCTGCTCGACGCGGAGCATCCGACCACGGACGGCAAGACGCCCACCCCCAGTGAAATGAGCCGGGGCAACCTGCTGAGTGTTTCGCGGGTCGGCGACCGGCTACGCGGGCGGTTCGAGGCGGTCGGCCACGACGCCATCGCGGCCGCCGCGCGGATGAACGTGAGCATCGGGGCAAGAAAAGATCGTATCGGCAGCGATAGCAAAGCCTACCCCTACGCCATTGACCACACCGTCTTGACCACCCGGCCCGTCGTGAGCGGCCTCGGCCGGTTCGAGGCCATCGCCGCGTCTAATCCCGGCCACACCTTACTTACGCACCAGGAACAAACCATGAGCATTGACCTAAAGAAACTCGCCGAGTCCACCGGCATCAAAGACGAACTGACCGCCGATAACGCGGTCGAGCAAGTCTCGCTGGCGTTCTCCAACCAAAACAAAGCGGTGCAAGACCTGATCGCCGAGCGCGACCGGCTCAAGGCCGAGGCTGACAAGCCGGATTCTCTGGCGCTTTCCAACGGCGACCGTGGCGCAGGCATCCGCACCGGGCAGGCCGCCGCCGATAAAGCGGTATCGCACGGTAAATGCACCCGCGCCCTTGCCAGTGCCATGTTTGAAAAGCTTCAGGGCAACGACGACTTCCTCCGGTTCAGCAATGAGGGCCGCGGCCCGAACCTGATCGAGGACGTGTTCGGCCTGATGGACAAACATAACGATGCGGCGGCGATGGATTCACTGACGAGCCAGCAAAAAGGAGACGGCGTTGTGACTCTCTCCAACGAAAAAGCCAAAACGCAGCGATCCGCCGAGCGTGAAGAAGATTCTTCCGACGTGGACGGCTACATCGGAAAAAGCGGCAAGTAATCATCAACGCAACCTCTATCCCGGAATAAAACCATGAGCAGCTTTGGACGAACAGAAATCGGTAACACGGGGCGGCACACCGGCATCAGCGCCGACGGCAAGCCCGAATGGAAATCAGGCGGCCTCACCATTGACTGGTCAACCGTCGATGCGAAGTCTACCGAGACTACGCTTTCCGATGGCTCAACGGTCAAGTCAGGCGAAAAGGTTCTCCGCTACGGAACCATTCTCGCCAAAATTACCGCCAGCGGTAAGTACGGACCCGCCGATACCGGCGCTGTCGATGGACGCCAAACGCTGACCCTCGGCGATGTCTATCTGGTTGACCGGACACTGTTCTTCAGCGATCCGGGCAGCGAGCAGGCCGGCGCAATCGAAGGCGGCCGGGTTTACACCGGTCGGCTCGCGGCCGGAACCACCGTTGACGGCTACATCCAGCCCACCCTTGCAAACACACTGGCGGCATTGCCCCGCGTAACTCCGGTAAAGGACTAATTCAATGAGCACTCTTTCTGCCCTTAATCAATTTCGGCTTCAGTCGGTCATGGACGACCTGCGGGATAAGCGAGAGCTTCCCGCAACGCTTCGATTCCTCAATCGCACCCCATCCGTGGATGCGATGGACGAGGAAATCATGGCGTTTGTCAGCGAGAACGTGATTGCCGCCGACATCCTGCCGGATGACGCGACCGCACGGGTCTACGGCGGTCAGGAAATCCGTCTGGAGCTAACCAAGCTGCCGAACATCAAGCGCGGCTATGCGATGAATCAGGCCATGCTTAACCTGTTGTCGCGTCTATCGCAGTCCGCGGGGACGACCGACGATCAGGGCCTACTTCGCAATCGCCGGGTTCAGATTCTGGACGGGCTTTTGCTCGGCGTTCGGATGACGATGGAGCGGATGATTATCGGCTCAGCGCTGGACTCGCTGACCTACGACCACAACGGCCAGCAATTCGACGTGGGGTTCAACACCCCTAGCGACCTGAAGGTCACCGCGGGCACCCCGTGGTCTGATTCGGCCACGGCCACCCCGATCAGCGATATCCAAACGCTACAATCGACCGCACGCGAGAAATACGGCGTGGGCTTTGACCGGCTCACCATGACCAGCGTGGCGTTCCGCGAGATGATCGCAACCGCCGAGTTCCGCGATAAGGCTACGCTTTACAGCCAGCTGGTTCTGCCGTCGGCGGGCAACTTCCCGACCAGCGACACCGCCATGATGAATGTCCTGGCTGGTCGAATCCTCGGGATGTCGATTGAGATTTACGACGAAAAATATTGGACCGAAACCAACGCGGGGGCGGAAGTTGCGACCAACTTTGTTCCGACGACCCACGTGATTCTGACTTCTACCGCCAACGATAACAACGCGGGCGCGATGGACTTCGCCAACGCGGTGGTTACCGAAACGATTGTCGGCCAGATGCTTCAGGAAACCAACGGCAACGGTCAGATCCTCGGTGGCTTTGGTGCCGCCCGGCGTGGGCCGGTGGCTTACGCCGAGGGCAGCCTGAACCCCGCTAATCTTTCGTTGTGGGCGGTTGCCCGCGGCTTCCCCCGAAAGAAATTGCGGTCCTACTCCGCTTACCTCGTTATCTAAAAGGATTTGAACCATGAGCGATCAGAAAATCTCTAAAAGCGATGCCGAAAAAGTCATCAAGTCAGGCGGTTCGGTTATTTGGGAGGGTCGAGTCGTTAGCACGATCGAGGGCCTAAGCGAATCCCCCGAAGATCAGGGCGCAGCCCCGAAGTACGAAAAGCCGACCGACGAATCGCAAGATACCGGCTCGGTGCAGGCCGACACCAAAGCGAAAAAGAAGTGATCGTTTATGCCGCTGACCATCCGCACCATCCCCGAGGGCGACGGTAATTCGTACAACTCGCTGGCGGAGTTGGATACGGAGTTGGTTGACACGCGGCACGAAACGGCGTGGGAAGTCGAAACCGACACCCGGCTGAAAGAATCCGCAGCGATCCGGGCGAAGGATTACCTGGACGCGCGGTATCGGATCCGGGAGGATTGTCTAATCGGCAAAGTGAAGCTCGCTCATGCGTTGCTTTCGTCCTATGCGCTGGCGGGGTCGCTGGTGTTGGAGCCCGAATCGTCCGAGACGGACACGGGGCAGGTGGTCAGCGAAAGCAAGAGCGTCGGGAGCCTGAGCAAGTCCGTCACCTACGCCCGAACCAAGCGCAGCGAGGCGGGGGCGAGCGGGCTTTACCGCCGGTTCCCGATCATCGACGGAATTTTGGCCGGGTGCCAAAGTGCCATCGGCGGGCGCGGCATGGTTGCCGTGCTGCCGCTGGTTGAATGCGGACGCGAGGTGTGGCGATGACCGATACCGCGTTCTTTGTTGAGTCGGCCCAGACCGCCCGTGAGTTGATCGACGACTTCGGCCGCGTCGAAACCGTAACGTTCCGCCGATCCAATGGCGCGGATGTTGCCGTAGGCGTTCCCGCCCCGATTGTCGAAACCACCCGCACCGCGAAGATTGCCGAGGATCAGTTGTCCGCCGCATCCGAGGATCAATTCGGGGCCGATATGCTCGCCAGTTCCGAGGGGCTGGTTTATGTGCTGGCCCTAGCCGACGATGGCGCTGAGGGCTTAGCCGGTTTTGAGTTGACCGCCGCCGATCGGTTCACACTCAACGGCCGAATCTGCCGAGTGATTGAGTCCAAGCCCGCCCGCGAGCCGGGCAACCCGCCGTTTATGTACGCCGCCGTTTATCGCGGGGGTGATTCGTGACCCTGGCTCAAGCAAAACAAGCAGCGCGGGATCATGCGGCCGATGCGTGGAACGGCTTTGACTGGCCGGGGATCGGCGTTGACGTGACCCCGACGCTTTACTGGCCGAACTCTAGCGGCGACCCCGACGGGCCGTATTACGGCGTGGGCGGGTTCGGACCGCTCGGCGGTGGGCAGGTGTCGATGGGGATGACCGGCGACAATAAGCATCGTTTCGGTAAACAGATGGTGATTGATATTTTCACCCCGCTAGGCGTGGGCGAGCGGCAAGGCGATATGGTCGGCGAAGCGTTGGTGGAGGCGTTCCGCGATCCGCCACGCGGCGTTTCTGTTGATCGCGGTTATGTGACCGAGGCCGGCAACAACGACGGGCGATACCAGCACTCATTTATTCTGACTTTTGATTACGAAGACCACGGCTAAAGCGAGAACCAAACATGGCAGACACCAGCACAATTGCAATCGGCATCGTTCAAATGGTGGACAACGGGGACGGCGGGTTCAAAATCCCGGATAACCCCCGGTTCCAGAACATTTGCCACACCGGCCCGACGCTCACCCCGAACCGGCAGACGCAGCAAAGCGAGAAGATCTGCGGCACGTCCACCAATTCACGCGGGCGGAGCAATCCGACGCAGCTTGGCCAGCGGCCCGGCGGCGGATGGAACTTTGAACTGGAATTTAATCAGTTTGCCGCCCAGACCGCCGAGGGGGTCATGGCGAACACTTGGCGCAAGCGTCAGAACTTCCGCACCAATCGGGGCGGCGTGGATAACGTCACCGGCGTCTCAACCGGTGTTGTGGCCGTGACAAGCGGCACGGCGTTCGCGGCCGAGGACCTGGTGCGAACGCTGGGATTTGACAACGACGCCAACAACGGCGTGTTTCTCGCTACGGCGGGAGACGCGGCCGGGGTAACCCTGCCGGGTCTGATCGACGAGTCGTCGCCCCCGGTATCCGCTGCGGTCCACGTGGCGGGCAAGGCTATCGCCAAGTTATCACTGACCGACACGGCGGCATCGGGCGGCACGCCCGCAACGCTGGAGGCTACCGGCTTGACCTGGAGTAACTATCTCGGCGAGGGCGACTGGTTCAAGCTCGGCGGGGTCGGCTGGTGCCGCGTTCAGTCCGTGAGCGGCATCACGGCATCGCTGGATATCGTGCCCGCTGGGTTTGCCGGCGGCACGTTCCTTGATAATTACACCGGGTACATTTGGTTCGGTGATACGATCCGTGACGGACGCCGAAAGGTGCCTTACGCCGTTGAGATTCGCGCGATTCAGGACGACGGCACGATCTGGTACGCCTACTGGGAAGGCTTGTATTTCAATACGTCGCAGTGGAGCGGGCAGAATACTCAGAACGCACAGATCTTCACCGGTTCGTTTGACTTCATCGGCATCGAGAAACCGGGCAACGCCACGGTGACCCGGCTTACCGGCGCGGTCACGGTTCCTGCGATCCCGAGCAAGAGCTTTCAGACCGGCCAGAACGTCGATCTTCTTTTGGAGGATGGGGTTCGTTTCAACGCCGCCGACGCGGTGACGAGTATGCAGACCACCCTTAGCCATCAGGCCGAGCCGAAGGGCGGGTTTGAGTACGACGCGGGGATCGGGCTTCGCTACGGCGACTTCGACCCGTCGGGCAACATCGAAACTTATCTTGACGCGCCCGAGCGGTACAACCTGCTGATCGAATCTGATCCACTGGCGATCACTTACGCGCTGCGGTCGGAGGATGCCTACGGGATGCTGATCGACCTGCCCAACGCGGAATACACCGGCGGGCAGCCGAACGCTCAGGGGCGAAATAGCTCGGCTTCGTTGTCCCTGCCGTTTAGCGGTTATATTGATGAGTCGAACGGGTACACTGCCCAGCTTCAACTTCACTACGCGGTCGATGCGACCGTGCAAACCGCCTAAAGCGAGAAACCATGAATAGCCTTGAACAAGCCTTTACCGCGCCGAATACGATTACCGAAACGATCCGGGGGGTGAAGCTCACCGTCGCCCCGGCCGATCATTACATGAACCGGGACTACGGCCGGGTGATGATCGAAGCGGCCGATTTGGTTGCTTCGATGAAAAAGGCGAAGGAATCCGACGCAGCGATTGACCAGCGCGTAGACGTGAAGGTGACGGCCGAGGCGCTGCTTGTCGATTGGGACGCGACGGACTCAAAGGGTAAGCCGATCCCCTGCACTCCCGCGTACAAAGTCGCCATGCTGGAAAAGATGCCGGGATTGCTTTCGACGGTACGCCGTTTAGCCAAGCCGGACAATTTCTTTTCCTACGAGCATGAAGAAGACGCCGCAAAAAACTGATCGACGTTCTGCGGTGGTGGAATCAGCACCCCGACCCGGAGAACGCCGAAACGCTTGAGAAGAAATACGACCTTGCCGGTGAAGACAAGCCCCACTGGATGAAAAATCGTCCGCTGCTGAAACGATGCTACGAACTCTATCACCGATGCTTTTCCGAATGCACCACCTGCCGCCAGATCGGGATGGGCGTCGGGCCGATACCGTGGGATGCGGTGATGCGGTGGTGCGAGGTGATGGATATGGACCGATCCAACTCGGCCCACGTGTGGCGGGTCGTTAGTGCCGTTGACGGGGAGTATTTGCGGATGAACCGAGACGAACCCGACAAGGACAAAGACAATGGCGGTTCACAGCTCAGCGAGTGGTTTGGCGAACAAACTGCGTCTGGACGCCCGGACGATGGAAGCAAAGATGCTGGCCCAGACCGGCCGAGCGATTGAGGCGTCGGCCGAGACGGTGGCCAGCGGGACGCCGGTCGATACCGGCCGGGCACGGTACAACTATCTTCCGAGCAGTCTTGCCCCGGTGGATGTCGGGGCGGTTCGACCGGTCCCCGAATTTGCCCACGGGACCGCCGCCGAAAACTTAGCCTCCGGGAAGTTTGCCGAGCGAGCTTTAGTCCGCGCGGTGGTCCGCCGGGTGCGTGGCGTTCTGTCTCGCCGGACAAAAATCGACGGGACTTTTTACCTAACCAACAACGTGAAGTACGTCGCGGATCTGAACCGCGGCGGACGTTCGCCGCAGTCCGCGCGTGGCCGTTTTGTAGAGCGGGCCGGAGACGCAGCCCGCTACACGTTTCGCGGGAAGGGTGTGAATCTTGGCCGATGAAATTACCAGACTGATTTACACCACCAGCGGGGGCCGTGCGGCCATCGCGGTGCAAACCCAGCTAGCGGCGTCGGCGGCGAACGCGGCCCGTGAGATTGAGCGGCTGCAACGTGTCCAGCGCCGGGGCTTTGCCACCGGTGCGGGCGGTTTGTCGGGCGTGGGAGCGGTGGGTATTCAGAACGAGGCGCGGCAATTCCGAGCGTACCGGGATCAGTTGGTTTTGATCGACCGTTCGCAGCGGAACATCACGAACAACCGGTTCGGCCAGTCGGTTAGAGACTCATCGAATCGGATGCGAGAGGGGACGCGGGCGGGCGGGCGATTCGCTACTTCCCTTTTCGCGGTAGACACGGCGGCGCATGCCGCGCGGGGCAACATCCGGGGGCTGGCTCAGGACGCACGCGGCTTACGCGGCGCACGCGGCTTTGGCGGATTAGGCGCGGGCGCTGCGGCGGGGCTTGGCGCGGTGGCTGCGGTCGGTATTCTCACGGCGGTGGGCGGCGAAAAGACCATCGGCGTTGAGCGGCGGGTGCGGCTATTCGTGGATTCGCAAAAAGAAGCGGTGAACGTTACCCGCGAACTGTTCGAGGTGACCAAGCGTAACCGGCAGGCATTGTCGTCGGTGCTGGAAACCTATCAGGGCGTGGCCCGCGGGGCCGAGCGGTACGCTCTATCCCAGCAGACGGTCCTACGGGTCACCGAGGCGGTCAGTGCGGCATCGCGGATCAGCGGCGGGCCGCCGGGGTCGGCGAGTGCATCCGTGGTGCAGCTTAGCCAGGCTCTTTCGTCGGGCGAGCTTCGCGGCCAGGAACTGCGGTCGGTGCTGGAACAGAACCCGCGTCTGGCGCAAGCGATCGCCGATGGGTTATCGCGGCTCAGCGATAAGTTTGACGACTTGGACACCGGCGACCTGCTGAAGCTGGGTGAATCCGGCGAACTGCGAACCGGGGAGATTCTCGCGGCGCTGCGGCTGGAAACCCCGCGTTTGATTGAAGAAAACAAGTCACTCAACCTGACCATCGGCGAGGCGACGCGGGTACTGGGTACGTCGCTCTTGCAACTTGGCGGCGAGATCAACCGGGTAATCCCCGTGACCGAAAGCATCGCGGCGCTGTTGAAGGGCGGGGCCAACCTCGCGGGCGCGGGCGCGGGTCTGGTGGGGCAGATCAGGGCTTTCGACCGCTCGGCAGCAGGTTTTGTCCGCAGCAAATTTGAATCCGGCGTAGCGGGCGCGATGAATTTGAACGGCGGCGATGCTTCGATTGAAGATGCAAGACAACTGATTCAAGATATAGATAAGCCATTTAAGGATTTGCTTGACGCAATAAACAAGTGGAGCAATTCGCTACCCGGGGCGAATAACGTCACCAGCGACGTGCAGGCGCAGCTTAACCTATTCGGCAAGACGTTGAAAAATGAAGTGCTGCCGGCGTCGCGGGGCGAGATCAGCGCCGGGACGACGGCCAAAGAAGCCCGTAACCTTGAAGACGAGTTGCTGGTGGGCAAGTCGGCTGCGATTGATCTTCAGGATCAGGTCCAGAAAATCAATGACACGCTGGCGGATGTGCCGAGCGTGAGCTTTGCCGATGTGTTTGGCGGGGTTGATTTTGATACACAGGTCGCGCGGGTGGCCCACGAGATTGAATTGATCGAAGATCGGCTGACCACGATCAGCCAGATCAGGATTGACCGGGCGATTTCCGAGACGGTGACGCCTACGGTTGACAAGTTTTTAAGAGGGCAGAATCAAACTCAATTCCAGCTTGAATCCATCCGTAACGGCGATTCGGTCGAAACGGCGCAGCGTGAAGTTGCCTTGCTGAAAGAAAGAGCGACCCTTCAGGAAACGCTGAATAATCTGCGCAAAGAAGCGGCAGACGCCGGGATTCCCGAAGATCAGCTGGCCGATCAGATCGAGACGATCAACATCGCGTTTAATCGTCGCATCGAGCTGGAGGACGAGCTAAAAGAAGCCATCGAGCAGCGTAAAGCGATTGATTCGTTTGAGGGTCGGCTTGATACGCTCGCCCAGAGCGCGGAGCTTGAATTGCAGCTTTTGGATCTTCGCAAAGAGGATCGGGACGTGCAGCGGACCATCATCCCGCTGCGGCAGGAAGCGGATCAGTTGGGGATCGAGAACGGGCAGAAGCGAGTCAACGCACTTGAAAAGGAGCTTGATCTGATCCGGCAACGGCAAGAAGTCGAAGCCGCCGCCGAGAAATTCGCCAACATCACCGGCGACTTCCTCGGCGACCTGGTGACCGACTTTGATAACGCGGGGGACGCGGCGCTCAAGCTGGCGAATCAACTGGCCGATGTATTATTGCAATACGCTTTGATTGAGCCGTTCAAGCGGGCTTTGACTAGCTCGGGTTCGGACGAGAACAGCTTTATCGGTTCGATCATCAGCGCGTTCGCCACGTCCGGCACGGGCAGCACGGCGACCCCGGCCGCGACCGGCGGCGTGTTCCCGATGGCGTCGGGGGGGATGCTGGTCCGCCGGCCGATGACGTTCCCGATGGCCTCAGGCGGTTCGGTTCGCGTGGGCGAGTCCGGCGAGGAGGGCGTGTTCCCGGTGCAGCGTGGCCGCGACGGTTCGCTTAGCATCCGGGGCGATTCCGGGGGCGGGGGAACGTCGCGGGTGGTGGTGCTGGATTCGTCCGAGATTGATCGCCGGATCGCTCAGGGTGAGTTTGATAAGTCGCTGGGCCGCAGAATCAACACCGTGGGCAGCCCGCTGAACGCATCGACGCGCCGGGCGGGGCAGCGTAGACGATGAGCGTTTTAACCCCCTCCGATTTTGTATCCGGCGGCAAGGCGAATGAGCTTCGCTTGCCGGACGTTCTCTTTGCGCTGGCGGCGTCGGAGCGGCCGTCGGCAGAAGTGGACACGGTTTACGAAACTCAGGTGTCGTCGGGCTTCACCGGTGCGGAGACGCGGCGGGCCTTGCGAGATCGTCCGTTCCGCCGTCTGCGTCTCCGCGCCGAGGCGTTTGACGCGGTGGATAGCGGCTGGCTGCGGTCGCTGGTTTACAGCCAGTTGAATCAGCGTTTCGTCTGGCCGATCTTTGCGGACCAAAGCAAGGTGCAGGGCGATGTGCTGTCCGGGGCGACTTCGATCACTTGCGAGACGGATTATCGCCGCTTCTTTGTCAGTGGTCGCGTGGCCGTGTGGCAGCGGCCGATGCACCGTGGCGCGGCCCCGACGTTCGCGGCGGCGACGGTATCGGCCATCGGTAGCGGCGGGCTGACGTTCACCGCTCCGCTGGCCGTGGCGATTTCCGCGCCCGCCCTGGTTGCGCCGCTGGCCGAGTGCGAGGTCTTGACCGACGGGCCGCTGGGCTTTGACTTTCACGATCAGGCGACGGCGGACTTATCGCTGCTGGAGGTTGGCGGGGCGCAGGCGTTGCCCGGCCGGGCAGCGATTGGATCGGTGCCATCGGGCGCGACGATTTACGACGGCCTGCCGGTGATGGACGTGACGTGTCGGCGGGTGCGGCTGGGCACGAACGGCTGGACGCGCCCGGGCAGCGTGTCGCGTCTGGGCTTATCGACATGGCCGGACATTCGCGGCTCGGCCCCGGCCGCCACGCTGGATATCGGCGTGGAGTTTACTTCCCGCCCGGCCGCGTGGGACTGGCTGACGTTCTGCGAATCACGCGGGGGTCGGGCGCATCCGTTCTGGCTATTGATGCCGGACTTCGAGCTTGACGCGGTGGCGATGACGGCCACGACGATCAGCCTGCGGGCCGCTGCGCCGGTGGCCGAATACGTCGGGCAAACCGTGGGCGTGCGGCTAGCGGACGGGACGATCCACGGCCGCGTGGTGGCGTCGGCGTCGCGGGATGCGGGGGTGGATACCTTAACGCTGGCCTCGGCGTTGCCCGCTGCCTACTCGCCGGATGATGTATTTATCGGCTATATGCGAAAAGTGAGGCTCGATACGGATGTGGTGGCCGAGTCGTGGCCGTCACTTGGTAGAATGGACGCTAGTTTATCTGTCATCGAAGTCCTAGAGGAAAAAGCCGTGATTGGAAAAATAGCACTTGCCGGAACTCTTGCGATTGGCGTTGCCTTTATCGCGATTCAATGCGGACAGGAAGCCGTTGATCCGAGCCTTGACCCGCCGGACGTGTGGAAGATTACCGCGTGCGACGGGGGCGCGACGATCTATATCGCGCATAGCGTGCAGGACTTCAGCGCCTACGAAAATCAATCGGTGGATCTGGAGGCGGGCGATTACGGCGGGTGTCACCACATTACGCGAGCGCTAACGGGGACCGCCGCGACCTACACCGGGACACTGACGGTGCTGGGCGATCCGTTCGCGGGTTGCGGCGCGTGCCTGGCGGTGAATCCGGGTGACGGTCCGCCGGATACGGGGGATTCCCCCGCCCCGTGCGAGTGCCCGTCGGGGTTGGCGAGTAGTTATCGAGTGCAAGCAGACATCTATTCGGGGGGCGTTTTTCAGTACAGCGTGGACGAAACGGCATCCGGGACAGGCTGCTCATGGAGTGGACCGGCGTCACTTCTGAGCCTCGACACGATCGGAGCTCCCAATTGCCATTGGAGTGTTGACCCAGACTCCGGACTCACCATGCCCAGCATAAAAGCGACGGGCAATACGCCAGTAGGTTCGTATCCGAACTCCTCAAATGAATTGGGCGATGAGGCCAGAAACATCGTCGTCTCGCCATGACCCCCACCCCCGACCAACTCGCAGCCGCGTCGTCCCGTGTGGTTCTGCTCACCCTGTTCTGGGGCGGGCAAGTCGCGCGCTACGCCCGCTACGAAAACCCAATCGTAGCCAATGGCAACACGTTCGCCCCGCTCCCGGACCTTGAGTCCGCGTCGCTCAGGCGTACCGGCGGTAGTGAGCCCGAATCGCTCAACCTGACCACGCACACGCTGCTTCCGCCGTTCAGCACGATCACGTCGCAGCCCGAGCACGCGCCGGTTGAGGTCGTGGTGGGCATTACCGACCCGAACGACCCGACGAGCAGCTACCGCGAGATCTTCATGGGTTTCTACGCGAAGGCCATGCCGGATCAGGACCGGGAGGGCATTTACGTTTTTACGTTCGGCGGGATCAAGTCGAAAATGGACCGGCGCATCGGCGTGATTGCCGACGAATACTGCCAAGCGACGCTCGGCGACAAGCGGTGCAAGGTTGATTTCTCGGCGTTCGAGCTATCCGGCGAGTTGACCGACATCGGGACCGACGGCGTGCCGAACAAGATCACGGTGGCTCTGGGCGCGGGCGTTGACCTGCGTTCGGGCCGGTGGCGAACCGGGGCGATCGTCCGCAACGGATTAGCACTGACCATCCGCACCGCCGAGGAGGGGAACAAGTTCACGCTGGACGTACCGCCGCCGGGCGAATGGCTGAATCAAACGGTCGAGGTCAAGCCGGGGTGCGATGGTCTGCTCAAGACGTGCAAGACGATCTGGCAAAACGAATCGGAGTTTTCGGGTTACGGCCTGGATATGGTCGCGGCGGATTCACTGACCGAAATCGGGCGGGGCAACGTGGTCGCGCCCGGATCGCAGCAATTCGCACTTTCAGGATAACCCATGAGTTGTTTCGGATGCGGCGGCGAAACGTTGCAAGACATCATGGCCGAAATGGGGCAGCCGATGAAGCCGGGGCAACGGCCGTCGGGCGTGTTTCTGTGGCGCTCCATCGACCCCGGCATTGAATCGCGTATTGCGGCAACGCTGCGGATGATGAAAGGCACGCCGTATCGCTCAAACGGGCGGGTCATCGGCGAGGGCCTGGATTGCCGTACGTCGGTCGTGGCGTTTTTCGACACGATGTACCGCCGCGAACGCAGCGAGTTAGTCGCGGTGCCGCAAGACGCCGGCTATCACGGCAGCGAATTATCCAAGCGGGCTATGAAACAAATGATCCGATTAAGTGATTCACGCGAGGTCGGATCGGAGGGCTATATCGAACCGGGGGATATCGTCTGCACCCGCGGCAACGCGGAGGATGAATCAACCCACGCCGCCCACGCCATGATCGCGGGCATCGAAGCCAATACCGTATGGCACGCTTCGATGGACGGTACGGCGTTTTCTAGGTCCAGCCTTGCCGTGGGCGGGCGTGTCGTGGCCGTGTACCGCCCGGAGAAACAATCATGGCATTGATCGGCAAAATACTGTTGGGCCTACTGTGGGTGCTCCTGCTGCCCGTGTGGTGGCGTCTGTACGTTCCGGTTCAGGTTGAGGGCGTTTCCCCGGCGGTTACCGAGGTTATCTCGCTGGCGATCAGCTTTGCGATTAGCTACGCGGTGGCGTATTTCAACCGCCCGAAGTTTAAAAACGCCGAGCCGCCGTCGGAGTTTACCAAGCAGCGGCCCGGTAATCGCGGGACCGGTATCCCCGTCGTCATCGGGCGGCGGACCGTGCTGCCGGTCGATTCGTGGTTCGGCAACCCGAAGGCCAAGGCGCAGACCGAAAGCGTCAAAACTAAAGGATCGAAAAAGAAGAAAGTCATCACGGGCTATGAGTTTTTAGAGTCGGGGATGCATACTTTATGCTGCGGCCCGGCCAACGCCCTGCACGCTATCCGGCGGCGAGGGGAAGATTACTGGACCGGCAATCTCAACCCGGTTAATCACCCGTCCGGGGCGGCGGTGGCGATCGATGACGGTTCAATCTTCCGCGTCTACTGGGGCGAGTACGATCAGCCAATCGACCCGATCACCAGTTTTCTAAGCGTGAAAAGCCGGTTCCCCGGCGTGATGTACGTCGTCTGGGATCGGCTGAGCAAGGGGAACTCGGAAGTTTGGCCCCAGCTCGAATACGAAATCACCGGGCAGTCATGCGAAACTAACGCGCTCGGATCGTCGTCGATGATTGCCGAGGGAATCAACCCCGCCAACGTGCTGTGGCAGGTGATGACCGGCGACAACGGATTGGGCGTCAGCTGGGAATTAGACTGGATCGACAAAACTTCACTTGAGGCGATGGCGGCACAATACCAGGTTGAGCAAATCGGCCTGAACCTGATTCTTGACGGCGCGGCCGGCCAGGCTTTCGAGGCTGTCGCCCGTGACACCGGAGTTCTATTCCCCGAGTCGCGGCGGCTGGCATTCAGTCTCATGCGGCAGCCCGGCGGGACGCCTGAAACCATTGACCTTGATCGGCTCAAACAGAACCCGCGAAGCTCCCGATACGGGGCGCAAGGCAGGCCGACCCGCACCACTTACAATTTCCCCGACGCGACGCGACGCCACGAATCATCGACGGTTGAGGTATCGGATAACTATCTGGCCGGACGGGACGGGGCATACATCGACGAGCAGGACACCATCGACACGGCCACTAGCCGGGGCGTTTCGACGAAAGTCGCGGCGATCCGGCACGCTTACCAGCGGCAGATTCAGCAGACTTCCGTTACCGATATCCTGCGTGACGGCGAGAACCTCCAGCCGGGCGACATTAAAATACTGCCCGGACTCGGCGCGGCCCGCGTTACGGAAACCGAGCTTAATTTATTCACCGGCGAATCTCGCGTGACGTGGGGTGTGGGCATGATGACATCGCTTGTCGTGCCGGGCGATATCGCCGAGGACGGAACCTCGCTCCAACCGCTCCTGCCGGTCCCTGATCCTCTGGTGATGGTCGCGGATACTTCGGCGTTTTCCGGCGGCCCGTCTATCGTGCTGCTTCGCAACCGGGCGCACGAGCAGATCAGCGCGACATCCCTTTACGCCAGTGCGAACGGCGGCGGCTACTCACGAATCCGCGCAACGTTGCCGCAGTACGCGGGCGGTGAAGTGACTTCAGTTTTGCCCCTGTTGCCGGATCGCTTCGTGGCCGGAACCAGCTACGCCATCGACGACATTGTGATTCCCACGGTTGATTATGGCGGGGGATGGGCGGGCTTTGAATACCGATGCATCCGCGAGGGATCTAACGGGGCCGAACCGGACTGGCCGAACAGCGACGGCGGCGAGACACCCGGCGGTGGGCCGTCCAATTCGGCACGTTGGAAGGCTCAAGTATCGGCCCAGTCATTCACGTTCAACCCGATCACCAGCGACTACCGAGATATTGAAGACTACTCGGCCGACACCGCGCCATGGCGAGATGGCGAACAGATTTCGCTTTTGAGTAGCGGCATTCCCATTAAGACCCAGCGGATTGAGGCCAAGGATGAAACGGCGTGGGCGGCATCAACCGCTTACGCGCTAGGCGATTACGTCAAGCCGTTGAGCTACTCAACCGGCCTGCGGTACGTCTGCGTCACGGCCGGGACAACCGACGCACTTGAATCCGAAGACTTGCCCACGATGGCCTATCGGCAATATGAGGACGGGACGATAGTGTGGGAAGCCCGGTACTTCGCGCAGACCGCCAAAGGGCTGCTGTGGATCACTGACGGAATGACCGTTTCGACGTACCCATCGACCGGCGATCACGTTTTGATCGGCCAGAACGCTTTGGCCGAATACATTGAAGATGCTCGGGTGCAGTACGACCTTGAAACCTGCTACAAAACCTTGCCGAGCGCCAACGGCCAGACCGTCGAGCTTTCTACCGTCACGCCGCTTTGCCTGACGCCGGTTGCCCCATAAAAAACCCCCGCAACCCAGACGGGCAACGGGGGCATGTGGCCGACCCGGTAAGGGGTCGTGGTTATGGCTGGTAGCTGTTGATGATGGTGATTGCCCCGCGGATCAAGGTTGTCGTTGCGCCGCTGCGGTTTAGCTGGATATCAAAGTTGCCGATGATCGTTTCGAGGTAGCTGCCCTTCGGATCGCCGACGGTTTTTGTCTGCTCCGCCGTTAGCGGCATACTAATCAACTGCGCCGGAGTGCCTTCGTCGGTAAACGTACATTCGATGTCTTCTTCGGCGTTCCGCCCGTGTCTATCCGCCAGCGTTGCCTTGAGCACGTCGCCCGCCTGGAGCGTGAACTGATCCGGCGATAGTGCGAAGTCGATGGTGCCTCGGTCGTTGCTGCCGGTGTAGCTGTCGCCATAGATCGCGGTGATGCTGCCGGTGGTGGGGTCGTGGATGACATTCAAAACGATGCTCCCGGGCGCGATGACCTTGGTGTAAATGGTGGTGAGTTTTTCGTCCTGCTCGGACGTGAGTCCCCCGCTTGATCCTCCCCCACCACTCACCTCGTCCAGATTCGTCGCGATGTCGCCTTCGCCCGCGATACGGCGAGCGTCGCTCGGCTTGATGGCGTCGAGCAGGTCGTCGATCGCCTCGGCCCGCTGCGCCACGGTCAGGGATACGGGGGTGCCGAGACGGATGTCGATGTCGTCGGCGACGGCCTGGGTCAGTTTGATCGGGCCGCCGATGCGCTCGAGGTCCGCGCGGATCAGGGCGACCAGCGCAGGCTCCGCGATATCGGCGGCTTCGATCGCCGACACGATCGCGTCGATGACCTGCTGGCCGTCGCCCTCGTTAAGAATACCCGCCTGGATGTCGGAGACCGTCGGAATGTTGCTCACGTCGGCGGGGCTGGCGGGCAGGTTGTCGGTCTTGAGTTTGATCGCGGCGATTTCCGCGTTACTCGGGGCGGTGTAGTTCCCGGACTGCAGCGGCGAGCCTAGGGCGGTTACCGCCGATTGGCTTGCCCGGCTGCTGACCAGGACATCGAGGTTGTCCAGCAATACAGCGCGGGCGGCATTGAGCCGCGTAAGCAGCGTCGTGGTGCCGGTCGTGTCGGTCCCGTCGTAGTCGTTGAGCGCGGTGATCGCGTTGTTGACCGCGGTGAGGCCAGCGGAAGTGGCCAACCCGCTTGTATCGGCCTGGCTGGCCGTGCGGCTGGCGTCGTCGGTGGTGACGTTGCCGGTGGCGTCTACCGCGAGCTTGTTGGCCGACGAAGCGACGTCGAATAGTGCGCTTTTGATCGCGCCGACAAGCGAAGCCTCATCCACGTTTGTGTTTCCGATCCGCGCGACAATCGAGGCGATCAGGTCGGTAGCGTCTCCGGCGTCGAGCAGGCGATCGTCGATGACGTCGGCGAGTGTGTTTCGCTCGCCGACGGTCAGGGTGACGGCTTCGCTATCCAGCGTGGCCTTCACGTCGTCGCCGGTGAATCGGAGTTTGTCCGTGACCACCTGAATCAGCGGCACCGCCTGAAACAGCAGCCGCATATACGTTTTCGCGCTGCCCGTGATCGCGGTGCCCGCTGAGATTGAGTAGGTCCAGACGCTCTCTGCGATCGTGGAAGCCGTCGGCACGTCCGACGTAATCACCAGCTCCACCATCCGCGGGTCATTCCCCGCCACCGTGATCCGCACCAGGGCGTTGGATTCTCGCGCCGCGACCGGCAGGCCCACCTCGTAGTAACCGCCGCCGATTTCGGCGAAACTGCCGTCCGCCCAGGTATCAGCCGTGCCCGCCTGCAGCGTGATCGCGGTCCAGGTGGTATCGCCCACCAGTTTGTATTCGGCCACGAGTCCGGCGGTGGCGGCCGTGAGTCCGGTAGCGGGGCTGCCCGCGTCGGTGAGGTACACGTCGCGGAGGATCGGGTTGTTGGCCTCGGCGAGCACGGCGTAGCGGGGCTGGGTTTTGCTGGCTTCGCGACTGGCGTCGTCGGTGGTGACTTCGCCGGTGATCGTCCGGGTGACGCCCGACCAGACGCCCGTGGCGATCGCGGAGGTGTCGGGCGGCGTGGTCGTATTCGCGTCGTCCGTCCCCCGCATAGTGGCGATCAATCCGATCTTGGCGGCGGTGTCGGCGGGCAGCTTGCCGCTGATGGTGCCGATGGTGGTGTTGTCGGGTGCCACGGCGTTGCGGCTGGCGACGGTGGCCCCGAAATCCACGTTACCGCCCGTGATGGCTGTCGCGCCGTCGTACCACTGAACGTACCCCGCGTCGCCGTCGGCCAGCCCTAAGGCCGTCCGGGTCACGCGGTACACCGTCCCGGCCACAAGGGTTGCGGTCGCGGCAGCGGCGTAGGCGGTCCCGGCGGGGGTGAACGCCCGTGCGGTCATGGCCCCTGCCGGTGCGGTCAGATTGTCGAAGGTGAATACGCTCATGGCTGTTTCGGGTTAGCGGCTGCGGCGGGCAAGGGCATACAACGCTTGTTCCGGCGTCAGGCCGGTATCGGTGTCGGTCACTTTTGACGCGGCGGTAATGGTGCCGACGAACTTGACCACGGTCAGGGCTTCGGCGGGATCAGACCCGGCAAGGTTGCCGGCGAAGTCGTCGGGGGTAATCGGATCGGCACCGTTCGGGGCATGGCCGAGGGCCACGTATTCGCCCGCCGGGACCTGAGCGTCGGCCAGCAAATCAAGGGCTTGCTTGGCGGTACTGGCGAGATCGGACAAAAACGCGGTATGTGAGGGATTGGATTCGGGCATAGTGATAGCTTTCGTTGGGGTTAGATGGACTCCACGAGTCCGAGACTGTCAAGGGTGGTGAGTAGGTCGGCGGCAGAGACGCCCGACGCGGTGACTTGGGGGCGGGCGACGGCCAGTTGGCCGAAGAATCCGAGCTTGGCCTGGGTGCCGTCGGCTCCGACGCGGATACCCTCAAACCGACCGGCGTGGCTGTAGCCGCTTAGAATCCCGGCGCCCTGGCGGGTCGCATCGGTCGATACGTCCCATTCGGTTTGGATATCGAAAACTGGTCTGCGGCTCGTGCTGCTGCTCTCGCGACTCCAAAGCGTTTTGCCCGGATTTGACACGCTCGGGGTGCGAAATTCGAAGTCTGAGTACCAGTACGGCAGGCTGGTATCCATATCTACAATCCTGGCAACACCAGCAGCCGTGGTCAGTCTGTCGCAGCCCAAGGACAAGACCCCGCCGCCGTACAGCGATAACCCCCGCACGGAAAGATGCGAGTAGAGCCACAAATGAGCACCGGCGTCGGGCTTTGCCTCCAGCGGAATCAAACGCCCGTCGCTGACCTCGAAGAACAGGCTTTTGTTGTACGGAATCGTTGCACCGTCATTTAGAGCAACGGGCGTCGAAAAACTATGCCCCCCCGTCCAAGCATAATCCGCCGCATCATCCACGCCTATCGCGGAGTGGACGTACTTCGACGCCGTCGCATCCCACACGACCGCCATGCCGTCTAAGCGGCCGGTGGTGTCAACGTCCAGCAATTGCGACAAGTTGGTCAGGACTCTAGCGGCCATCTTTTACCTGCTCCCGTGCGTGAGTTTCGATTGCGGTCAGCACGTCTTCGCGGATCGCGTCGGGTAGGTCGGCGACGGACATCTGCACCTGCACCGGCGTCGCGTCACGGCCCGCGCCGAGCGAGCAAACGCCTTGCAGGACGACGGTTTTCGTGGAGACGGTGCAGGGGGTGGTTTCTTCGTTCATGGTGTTTCACCGTTTCGTAATCAATCGGGACAAAATCGTTAATTCAAATCTCGTTCTAATCGCTGACAATTTGGTATCAGTCCGCTGATAGTTGTTGGTCATCCCAGCAGGGGGGGGAATCGCGGGTGGAGCAGGGATTTAGGTCTGGTGTAGGCGGCCTCCGGCAACGGCACTCCCGCCAGCACGCTCGCCAGATCAAACACCGCCGGGTACGCCTCGCTGGTGGCAGTAAAGCTCTTGGGGTCGGTCGGGCCCAGTCGCACCGGCATAAAGCCGTTGCCCGCCACCGTGTCGCTGAGCAGGATCGACGAGCCGTAGTCAGCAGCGGGGAACACAGTTGCATCGCCCTCCACGATCGCCGGCGGGTTGGCCGTCCAGTCGCCGATCCGAAACACCGCCAGCGTCGTGCCGACGTGATTCGCGCCGAACCCATAAATCTGATTGCTTAGGTCGGTCCCGTTCGCCAGCGGCAAGAAACACAAAATATCTTTGGCGTTGCTGCCCGGCCGGTACACATTGACGCCGATCGCTTGCCACTCTCGGATTGTCAGGGCCGCGTCGCGCCAGCCGGGGGCGAGTGATTGGATCGTGGGCAGCAGGTCGTGGTTGCGGACGTGGGTGAGCCGAGGCGTCGGCGTCGCGGCGTAGTCGAGTACGTCCAGGCCATAGGCGGAGGTCAGCCGAGTTCCTTCGGGGTCGTCTGTAATAGCTCCGATTACTCCGACTTTGCTGCCGCTGATTCGGATGTCACGGGCGGTCTCGCCCTCGGTCGGAGCGTACGAGCCGCCACTTTCGCGGGCGATCAGGGCGTCTTTTGCGGGGCCGGGCTGCAAGTAAAACCGCGAGTCGTCCCAGCGAATGCCGCCGAGCGACGCCGCCACGTTGTCGCCGTTGGTCGCCCACCATCCGTCCGTGGTCGAGTCGAACTGCGACGGGTCGAAAAGGACACCGAAGCATCCCGCGTAGTCGGTGCTGCCGCCGATACGGACATTGGCCGTCGCCATTATTTTTCCGTCCGCCATCGGATAGAAACCGAACGGGATGCCCGCCCCGGTTGCCGAGCTTTGGCCCTCGCTCGTTACGTTGCGGCTCGTGAGCGCATCGTTCGCTGCGATGCGGCAGATACGCAGCTTGCCGCTTACCGTGTCGCTGGCGCGAGTGAGGAAATATACGTCTCCGCTGGATTCGATCAGGGCCGAATAACTTGTGCAGGCACGATAGATACCCGTTGAAGAGTTGTCCGATGTGGTTGGCAGGAGCAAGGGCAGGGGGTTTTCGCCCCCGTCCGTGATTTTGTAAACCAGCCCGCCGCTCCACGTCCGGTCACCCACCTGCGGCCAGTCGGTCCAGAAGTCGAGGTGGTAGCTGCGACTGATATAGATTCCGGTAGCCGTCACGCACACCGAGGCGTCAATATGGTTGTCGCCGATGTTCGTGTTACCGGTGGTGCCGGGCTTATCGTTCCACACCAGTTCTTCGGCGTTGGCGCTGGACGAATTGAAAAAGCCCCACGCGACCGGGATCGGGATCATCGGCTTAGCGGCCAGTCCCGTCGCCGGGTTTAGCGCATGGAGATATAGGTCCGCGTTGAACGCTCCGTTGAGACACATCGTCGTGCCGACCACAACGCCATCCACGATCTGAGACTGCGGGTTGGCGTTGGTCGAATGAAACACGCTCACGCCGAACGTACTCGGCGTGTAGGGCGGCATTCCCTCGGCGGTCTTGGTCGCTTCCGCCTCGATCACTTGATTGAGAATCTTGGCCGTGTTCGGGCAGACCAGCTTGTCCGTCGCCAGCAGTTGCGTTCGCTGGTGTAGTAGCTTTCGCTCGCCAGCTGCATTGCATAAGTCGAAGCTAAGAATCTTATCGAACTTCGCCGCGTGTTTTACGAGGATGCGGGCCGGATCGTGCATAAACGACATGATCTGCGCGTCGGTGTTGAGCTCGGTGTCAACAATCGTGTTGACCGGGTTGATCGCCGCCATGACAAACGAGTTGAGGCTGCACCCGCGTGGCGACCCGTCAATTTTTGCCCCCAGCCGCAATCGAGCGGACTCACCGGCCATCATGTCCGCGTCCATGTTACGATCCGACCCGAGGTTGATGGCGTCAGACAGCAGGGTCGGCCCCGCCCCAGAAGTCGCTTCACCTTCGACTACCCCCAGGCAGTGGCCCGAGAGAGACGATCCATTTTTGATGATGGCGAAGTGTTCTTCGCCGCCGTAAAGGGTACGTACGCCCGTGCAGTCAATATCCACGAAGTCGATTGTCACCCCCGTCACCAGGTAATAAACGCGGAAGTAGTTCACCGTCCCTTGCGCCTGCCGCCGGATTTTGATTGATCCGTCCGCTGAAAATCCGATCGTGACCGGCCAGGCGTCGGGGATTCGTGAATCATCGTCCGGCGAGTTAAGCGAGCCAAATAGCATTTGTCGGTTCAACCGGAATGACAGGATCCAGTCGCCGGTGAAGCCGTCGAGCGTCGTGTTGTCCGCAGATACAAACGAAGTTTTCGCCGTTTCGGGCATCCGCAGCGAAGCGTCACCGATGGGCCGGGTCGAGATGTTTAGGGTTTCGCTGATGCTCATTGCTCAAACCCCCCACGCCTCGGCCGCTTGCCCGCGTGCCGCAGCACTTCCTCCGCCGCCCACTCCATGTCTGAGTATTCGACCGCTAGCCGATGGCCGTGGTCCAGTACCCGCCTGGCGAGCATGATTCGATTCTCCGGATTGCCCGCGGTGTTTCGCAACACGAACCGCACTTGCTCGCCGGCGAGCATTGAATCCGGCGCACCCTCGGCGTCGGCAAACTTGCTCGAATCCCGGCGGCGGCGGCGTGCTTCGTCGTCGATGATGTTGTACCCGTGGAAGCCTGTATCTTGTTTTCGCGGGACCGGCTCGATATAGACCTTGTGGGCCATCGCTGCGATCAGGTCGATGATCTCGTCGATGTAAGTGTCGGCGGCGCTTGCGCCGTACACCGCGTCGCAGGCAATGCTTTGGCCGTCGGGGATATCAAGGATCGAAGAATTGAGCCGGTACAGCAGCGACCGATCAAAGTCGTCGTCGCCCTTGATCTTGCCCAGATAGACGATGGTTTCGACCGTGCGGCGTTGTAGGTCCGCCAGCATCTTGTCCATCCCGTTGCGAATCCACGGCAGCGGGAAGCTTTCGATGCGCTGATCGAACTGCATCGACTCGCCGGGCAGCGTCCCGTAGGGATTGTGCAGCAGCGGGATCGCGTCCACGCCGAGCGTCTTGGCCCGGTCGATGTCGGCGATCATCTTACGGTGCAGCGGGGACATGTATTGCCCGCCGTGTTTTTTGATTCCCCATCCGATGCTGCGGTCTTCGACGTTGCCGTCCGATCCGCCGACGGTGTACCACAGGATGAGTTGGGGGCGATCACCAGCGGTCATAATCTTCCTCCCCGTCATAGAGAAATTCGCACACGTCGGACACGCGGCCGAAGACGATCCACGCGACGTAAGCGACGCCGGCCAGCACGGCCAGCAGCACGAGGACGCCGAGGATGAATAGGAGGAGGGTCATAGTAAGAACCACACCGCGGCCGCGACAATAATCAGCAGTAGGGCCACGGAGCCGATGGCGAGCAATGGGAAAAGGGCATCGTCGGGGATTTTCATCGCAGCATCCCTTCCGCAATGTCGAATCGGTCCTTAGCGTCGGCGGCGCGGATCGCGGACCAGTCCCAGGCGTCGGGGTAGGCGTCGAGTTTGATCAGCCCGTCGATCGGATAATCGGGATAATGGTGCCAGCCCCGCGGCCCGCCGGTCCCGTCTTCGTGATAAATCGGATCCTTGCTCGGCGCGATGCTATAGCAATCTTTAGCCTTGCCCGCGACTTCCTTGACGCCGAAGTTGATGGCACTCTCGCAGCAGATTACGCCGTCCATCTCAACCCGTCCGCCGTTGATCGCGTGGCTCGCTCCGCGGCGGAGAATGCAGCGCCGCAGCGTCAGCAGGCCGACGTTGTTCACCACGTAAGCCAGGTGGCTGTAGATATCGCGAAGATAAACGCCGCCGAATCCGCAGTCCTCGATCAGCATGTCTTCGAGCGTGATGTCGCGAGCGTTCGCGCCGTATACGCCGTGCTCCCGGCTGCTGCGCACGTCCTTGCCCGGCTCGTCGTTCCAGATATGGTGGATGTAACCCCGCCGCAGCGTGATGCCGTCTATCAGGTCATCGCCGTTGCCGTGCACGGTCACGCCGTGGGCGAGGTGGCCCACTTCGAAATCTTCGAGCAGCACGCTGGGCCGCGGGGCGACGATTCGAACGCCGGTCGTATTGATATGTGGGGTGTCGCCTCCGCCGATGACGCGGAAATCGCGAAACGCTTTGGGGCCGGTCCGCCGAAACTCTTCGATGCCGACGTTGCCGGACGTGGCGATGATCTCGCGGCGCGTCGGCTCCGTCTCGCCCTGCCCGCCAGACACCGGCGGCGTGACTTCCGGCGGATCAACGTGCGGGATTTCGACCTCGGGGGCTGGGGCGACGGGCTGCTTCGCGATCAGCGCCGCAATCAGCTCGCCCTGGCGGTAGTTGACGCGCTGCAGCTCCGCGAGTTCTTCGGGGATGGATTGTTGCTCGGCTTCGCTCATTATTTCAGCACCTTCATGGCCGGTGTCATGTCTTCACCGGTTTGCTGCAGCGTGTCCAGAATATCGGCCGGGATGATTTTCTCGGCCGACTTAATCTCGTGAGCGGGCATCACAAACACGGCCAGCCGCCGCTCCTGCTGCCAGTCGTAGCGCCATATGTCCACGCTCACCGGGACCAATTCCCCGCTGCGTGTTTTTAATTTGATCCCGGCCTCAGGCCCCATCCTGAGCCGCTCGCCCACGCCGAGCACCGAGTGGTCCGTGAGATAGCCCGCGACGATATCCGGCACCAAAACAATCTTCGTGCCGTCCTCGCGGATTTGGGTCAGCGACCAACCGGTGATCCGCTCGATCCCTACCGTGAGGTGCGTTATTTTTCCGTCCGCGTCGAAGAGCAGTGCTCCGCCCGGCCCGGAGGTCACCGCACCCGACACTTGCAGCGCGTTGGCGAGCTGCGCGTTCACCTCGATCTGGCTCAACGACGCCTCGCTCATCATCTTGCTTGCGCTTGCCGGGCGAAGCTCCACCCGAACGCGATCGAACCCACGACCAGACAGGTCGCGGCAACCATGAGCACCCAGTTCCAGAAGTGATCCTTCGCCTTGCGATCTTCGGCCTGGCGCTCGGCGTGGTGGAGTTGTTCACGGTCGGTCATTTTTGATTCCCAATTTCTTTTTGTACCATTTCTCGGCGGCCATAATGNNGATGTCGATCATTAGNCCNGCNGCTCCCGCTACCGCGATCGCCTGCANNTTGTTNCCCACCATNAGTCNCTCGGCNAAGGCCCAGATCAGCACCGTGAANATAAACGCGGCAATCATNCGGCCGATNATNGCTCGCGGCAGCATCGGCTCTTTGCCCAGCGCCCAGCTTCCGGCGACGCCAATCCACGCCAGGGAAATCGCCAGCCCAATCGCCAGCACCGGATTCTGCACGTAGCCCGACAGCAGTGGTTCGGTGGTCTCGGCACTGGCCGCGACAATTCCCGAAATGGCGACGATGGGTAATAATTTCACTCATTGCTCGCCGGTTATTGAATCGTGTGGTTAGCTAGGCGGGTGTGCTGGGTCATTTATTGCTGGCTTCCAACCGTCTTAGCGCCTCGGCTTGCTTCGCGTCCCAGTCTTCACGGCTCGCCGTTTTCGCGGCCTCGAGCATTTCGATGTCTTCGTCGCTGATGTTTCCGTTCATCCGCTCGATCTGAATCATGCGGTCAATGAACGCGCCTAAGTCGCGGACGACTTTAATCGCGGCAATAATTTCAAGTGCGGTCATGGCTTCACCCCCTTTTCTTTTTCTGCGAACACTTCGAGCACCGACTCCGCAAGGTCAAGCTGATAGTCGATGGTCGCCGGGTCCGCGTCGGGATCAAGCAGCAGCGGCTTCACCCGATCCAGCGAACCGCGGACGGCCTTTTCGTAGGGGTCCAGCGCGACAAAGGTCGCGTCGTCGATCACGCCACTGGCCCACCCTTGCGTGATNACCTTGCGGGTTGTGTTGGCCGTTTCAACGGCGATTAGATAACGGCTTCGCGGGTCATACGCGCACCCCTGCAAGCTGGCCGAGAGCAGGCCAAGCAGCACCAACGCGACCAGGGGGTAGCGGCGGGGCAAATTAGCACCCCTTGCGGTTCGGGTAATTTGGCGAACATCGGCCCGCCGTTGTGATCTTCGATGGCCTTTTCGATTCGCTTGACGGCGATATCGAAGTAGGTCGGGTCAAGCTCGATGCCGATGAAGCGGCGGCCGAGGTTGACGGCTGCGACGGCGGTGGTGCCGGAGCCCATGAATGGGTCGAGGATGGTTTTGGCGTTGTGCCGCCCGATCAGGTACGCCATAAGCTCCACGGGTTTCTGCGTCGGGTGAACATAAGCCGCCCCGCTCAATCGCGGGATGCGCAGCACGTCACGGTCGCGTCCACCAATCAGGGCGGTTCGTTGTTTACGGGCGTAGACGATGGATTCCCATTGCTTGCCGTAGGCGGCGTCTAGGTCGCCCGCCGAGCAATTACCTTTATCCCAGCACAGGACGTTAACGACCTGCCACCGGCGAAGAATCGGTAACACCATGTCGAGCCGGTCGGGAGCGGCACACCAATAGACGGCGGCGGTATCGTTGAGCAGGGGTTCCAGTTCGGCGGCGGTATCGTTGAGCAGGGGGCGAGTCAACTTGTCGCCGAGGATGCGGGTGTGCGGGCGATGAACACCGATACGATGCCCGGTCGAATAGTTGTTGCCATACGGCGGGTCAGTCACCACCGCGCCCACGCTCCCCGCCTCCATCGTCGGCAAAATCTCCAGACAATCCCCCTTAAAAAGCTGGATAGCTCCGTCTGCACTTTGGTAGTCGGGTTCGCGCGTCACGGCGTTCGGTGCCCGGTCTTGGTCTGGGTCTTGGCGATTGTTTTCCCCGACGCCTGAATTCCGCTCGCCCCGGCCACCCCGGTAATCACCGCCAGCAACGCGTCAATCACGTCGGCCTCTAAAGTCTGCGTCCCGTAGATCGCCAGCACCGTCAGGCCCACCGCAATCGCCAGGGCGACGCCGAGCGTGCCGCGGCCGGTGATGCCCGGCAGAAACGCCTTGAGCAGCGCGACAATTAACCACGTTGCGGTGAGGATCGCGGCAACGCTGGCAAGGCTGGATGTCCCGGCGACGACTTCGGTTTGAGCGAGTAACATTCTTGACTCCAAAAGAAAAAGCGTCGCGGACCAAGGTATTAGCCCGCGACGCCGGAGGGAGAAAGAGCGAGCGTAAAATCTGCCGGGATTATACCACCGAATCCAGTTCCTCTGCCAGCTCTGGGTTTTTTTCGGCTAATTTTTTCAGGGCCACCCGGTGAATCATTTCGATCCGACTGCGTGATATGTCTTTTTCGTCCGGGTGGCGGTGGTTGTAGATCGCCGCAACCTGCGACCATGACAGGGCGGCGTGGCGGTTCGTGGACACGGCGACTTTTTCTGGCGTGGTGTCGCCTATGGCTAGGTTTCGGGGTTAAGGCTTAGCTGGGATTCGGCGGTCACGTCTGCTCCCGCCGTTGTATTTCGGCACAAATGTCAGGGTAGTATTCTCGCTCCCATTCTCGCCGTCCTCGATTGTCCCCCGTTGATCCGCCAATTCCATGAGTTCGCAGGTGTCCTCTTAAATAGCGGCCACCCCCGAGCATGGCATAGGCGGGGTGTATGGGCAGACTTTTTTTAGCCAACCAACCAAATACATGGCGGGTTTTCCAATAACCAATCGGACGCAGTGTATTCTTGGTATTCGCCCCTAAATGTCGCAAGCTCATGCTCCGTGTGCCGGACTCGCCAGCACGAATGCCAATCATTCGACGTGGGCCAAACTCTTTAGCAATTGCTCGCCAGTGCTGGTTTTTCGGGCAGTTTTCATAAACGAACGTTCGCTCATGATAAACGATTTTGGGGAATTGCCGCAGGAACGCATCGCGCACCAACTCGCAGTCGGGATTGTCTCTGGATGATCCATTTTGCCCGACCATCCTCACCCATACCGCCGGGGGTAAGGCGGTTTTTGCGGTCGCGGCCAAGTGCATCATCACCACAGAATCTTTCCCCCAGCTTGTTGAAATGTAATCCGCCGGGCAATCTTGAATGAGTTTTCGTGCAATCCTCGGTAGTTGGCTCGGCATAGGCGTTAGATAATCCGCTTCCTCATACTCCGCCCACAACGCAAGGTCCGCGGCGGTATGTCGGTGGCTCGGGATTAGCACGGCTTCACCACCTCGCACGCCTGCGCCTTATCGTGGTACGGGCCGCACGGCCGGTCAAAGCTGACCTTCGCCCCGAGCAAGTTGTCGGGCAACCAGTCGCCGCGAGGCAGGGGGCGCATCAGCACCTGACCCGCAGCGTCTTTGGCAAACCAAGACCAATCATCATCAACCAACTCGACTTCCCACCGCGACACCACGCCGTGGCCTTGTGACGCCTTGCTGCCGATGGTGTTGATTTTCTTTAGTCGCCTCTTAATACAACTCAACGGCGAGGCAGCGCCGCGGGGCTTACCGTTTTTCCGTAGGCCGTGGCCTTTACTGCTATCTGTTTCGGCCACCGCAAACCATACGATTTTTTCAACCAAACGAGATCGCAAAGGGAGCAGGCAAGACTTGTTCGGCCCCGACGAGGTATTAATTTTTCGCCGTTCGGCGATCAGGTCGTGATCGGTCACCATCGGGCGAGCGAATCGCTGCGTCCACTCACTCGCTGGGGCTGGCAAGATCGGCGAGCTGCATCGCGGAATCAGCCAGTCTCCAATCCGCTCGCGGGCAATCGGGATCGGGATTAGGCGATGCCCCCCGTTGATATACCCGGCATGCCGTGATCCTCCGCAGGTCTCCAAAATTCGCGGCATGTGCCGCAACATGTAAAACTCCAAAACACTATCGAGCATCGGCGCATTACCCCCGAGCGGCGAATCAAGCCACGCGGTTACCTTGACGGATTGTTGTCGATTTTTGCTCATTTAAATCTCTCTTGCAACCATGCTTTGATCGCGTCGGCTTTGTCCTCGATGTGACTGACGTAGGATTCGATCAGCCCCGGTACATCCACGTCGGGCGAGCAGCAGCCCGCAACGTCTAGCTGCCCGTGGCCGCGCGACGACTGCCCCCCGATTCGCTCGTCCCATTGCGACAAGGCGTGCAGCACCGCACCTGCTTGCAGGTCGGTAGGGCGCCGCAGGTGGATACGGCAGAAAAAGACCGATCCCGTGATGACAGACTCGCCCGAAAAGATCATCAGGTTGGTCGGGTCGCCGGTCGCCGCGTCGGTTTCGACATATCGGGCGGCGTCGCCGCGGGTGTATTGATAGCCGCCCACAAAGTCATCGGCGGATCGCAGGCGGGCAATTCCTTCGGACCAATCCGGGTACATCCGCCCGAGTCGGTCCTGATTCTCCCGGCAGGCCATCACCCCCCGGCCCACCGAAGCGCGGCCGGGAATAATCTGATTCGGCAAGCATCCCCCCAGCATCGCTAGCAGNGGCATAAGCTGAGCGCCCTCGGCCACGGCCTTGAGGTCGGCATCGCGGGTGCTTTTGTTNACCGCGCCGCCGTTAATCANGAAGTTGGCTAGCGGNGCTTTCATCGTTCCGTGAAGGCCGACTTTCGCGATCATCCAAAGGTATCCGCTCTGCCGCAAGGCGCGATGNCGGATCGCGTTGCCNGTCAGGACGGGTACACTCGCAATCGTTCCGCCGCNCGCAACNGGCTCGCGCATGAGCACCGCTTCGTTGCCTTCGGTCCCGCTCATGTGGGTGATGGGCGAGATCGCTTCGAACATCAAATCAATTGTTAAATCACTTTGCATTTTTGGCCTCCTTGATGTCTTGCCATTTGGCGCGTGCGTGGACGGTTACGATGGTTGCGTGTCGGAGCAGGTAGGCCGACCATCCACGGTTCCATTCTTCGTCCTGCCCCGCGATACCGGCGATCAGTTCGTTGAGTTCTCCGAGCGTTGCCGCCCGGCCGGGCTCGGCTAAAACATGATCCAGCGCTGCGGCAATCATGCCGTCACCACCTTCAGGCCGCTTTTGAGCCGATGCCTTCAGGCCGCTTCCGATTCGTTCCCACAATGTTTTTCGGTCCAGCGAATCGCTAAATAGACTAGCCATGATGACCGCGAGGCTAATCGCCTGCTGTTTGAACCCAAAGGGATTGTTCTTGTCCTGGACCGGATCGGCCAGCCCCGCCAGCTTTTGCCGGAACGTCTCTTTTGATAATGTCGCCTGCATGTTTTTCTGCTGCCTTTTCCTTCGGGAGAGCAAGAAACGCCACCAATCGCCCCAAAGGCGTCGGTTGGATAGCGGACCACGAATCAACAAGCGATTCGCCGTCGGAGTAATAATCCATAATTCGGGACGCCATCATCACCCCGACAGGTTCGGAGAGGCAAACCTTCCCCGAGGCGGCGCTGATTCGGTCGGCCACAATCAGGGCGTTATATAGTTCGCCGGGGACGTAGTTGATAATTTCCGCTTCGAGCGTAAGCACACAGTTGTTCGCGTCAAGACAAACCGGCGTTCGGTACAACAATTGTTTCTGCCCACTTGTGGCAATGCATAGCGCGTAAGGCGGCTCGGGCGGTTCAACGGCCCATTCGCGGATCGCGGGTATTTGGCCTTTTGTGGCCGGTGTCATCTCGCCGCCGGATTCAATCAGCCACGAATAGTTCCGCACTTTTTGCGGCTTGTCGCGTCCCGGCATATCCATACGCTCATTCATCGCCCGTTCGCAACCCTGGCAACGGTAGACGGCGGAAGCGTCGGCGAGGCCCGGCCAGTCGCTCCACGTCTTTTTGATTTGCGCCGGCCGGGTGTCGTCGCACGGATGCCCGCAGTATGCGCAGCGATGTTCGCCGGATTGATTTGTATTAAGTAGCCACGTTGCTTTCATCCCCCACCCCCGATCAACACCGCTTCCTGATCCGTCGCGGCGATCCGAATCAGCACGCTCGGGTCGCCTTCTCGCTTCGGCCGCTTTTGCTGGTCGCCGTAAACCCAACGGTGCGCGGGGTCGCCGTCGTCGATGCTGGTCGCGTCGGCAATCCCGTCCCTGACGTGCTTAAGTGCGCCGACCGCATTATCCGAGTCGAGCATTCGCGGGGCGATCCGTGTGAGGGTGATGGTCCACGGCTTTTTCGGCAAGTCATGGAGGTAGGGCCGCATCATTAAAGCCGTGGCCGCCCGCTGCTGTTTCCGCCGGGCGGCATGTTTTCGCCAGCTCCCGCGAAGATTCGCCTCGCTCACGGTTCGGATCGGTAGTTCAAATTCAATCATGCTCAACCCCCTCCAAAATCGGCCGGTAAAAGCCTTTTCGTTCGGCGTGTTCTTCCATCTTTTTCATGCGCACTAGTTCGCCCGCCGCCCACTTGCTCGCCGAGGTGTACGGGCAATACCAGCCGGGCAGGTCGTCGGCTTCGCGGTGTGAGGATTCGCCGAACACGTCGCTGGCGTGCTCATATTTCGATTCGGCGAGTTCGGCCCGCAGCCGCTTGATCTCGGCCTCGTACCGTGCGGTTTGGGGCAGTCGATCCGCGGGCAAGTCCGGGCGGTCGCGCAGCATCGCGTTGTGCGCGACCATATCCGCGTGGTTCGCTCGCCAATGGTCGCGGTCCGCCCGCAGCCGCTCCACCTCGTCGATCAGGGTGGTGAGGTCGGTGGGGGCGTTGGCGATCAGCGCCCGGTCGTGTGGCGTAACTACGCCCTCGGCCTGGGTTTTTACATTACTTTTGTCGTTCCAAGGAATACACACTACCTTTGTAAAATCCCACAAATCCACCCGTATGGGGCAGTCCGTATCCGGGTTAACCGCTTGTCCCCTCACATCGCTATGGGCAATAAGACACAAGAAACGCTTGTATCGATAACGGCCTGTCCCGTGGTAATTCGGTTTTGTACTATTCGCAACCGCCTCGGGGTACTCATGAGTAAAATCTCGCCACGGCCCAGGCGTCGCCTTGCGTAGCCGCGCCTTGATCGCTTCGAGGTGGTCGGGGGTGACCTTTTTGTTGGCGTCAACAATATGGTCGTGGGTGAGGGTCAAGAGGCACCGCCTTTCGTTGTTTGTGCGTAACGTACAAAATCGGCCGGGGCGTCCGTCGGCTCGTGGCACCAGCCCGAAACCTGCAGCATGCTGCATTCCGCCATTTCTGCAAACTTACGCAACGTGATCCCGTAGTGTGGCGAGTTTTTTCGCATCGCCACCACCGCGTCGCATAGATTCGCCGCGTCAAGTAAGACCTCTGCCCACCGCTTAGCTTCGTCCTGATCGGCACCGACTAACGCGCCAGACTGGACGCAGGCGGCCAAGTGTCGCAGCCGGGCCGCTCTCATTTTTGCGGGCACACTCATTCCCCACCCCCTTCGCCCGACTGGTCGGGGGAAAGTTTCGGAGCGACCGGGTAGTGCTTACGCACAATGTCCGCGGTCTTTGCTTGGCTCTGCCGCCTAATGTCGGCGGCGTCGTCGTCGTAGGCGGCGGCGTAGGCGTAGGCGTAGGCGGCGTAGGAGGGGGCGTAGGCGGCGTGGGCGGCGGCGGTGGCGGCGTAGGCGGCGGCGGTGGAGGCGTAGGCGGCGGGGGCGTCGGCGGCGTAGGCGGCG